CAGCATTTCTTAAATCCACAGGATCAACTGTATTTCTTGAAAAAGACTTTTGATTATATTCATAAACATTTCCCCAGTTTAATTTAGGAATCAATGTTTTACCATATTCAACTTTGAAATGATCTCGGATATAGTCCTGTAACCATTGATTGGCTTTAGAATATTCTACTACATAATCAGAATAAGAATAATCTTTAATATTTTCGCTAATTCTTTTTTCTTTCATAAAAGAGTCTAGAATCTTATTCTTAATAGTATCTCTTTTAATTTCAAATCCTTTAGGTGCATCAATAGCACCGTGATATAAATCTATTGCGGATAATACTTTCTTTTGCATACCTATAAGGTATGTAATTTAATTTAATAGAAATGTCAATGTGATTAAAAAGAATTGATCTAGATCAATTATCTAGCCGTTTTGTCCCACGCACCCGAGCCTTCATTCCATACATATGTATGAGTGAGTTCTTCGCCACCTGTTAATGCTGGTGGATCTCCAATCGGAGACTCCCATCTTGCTTCTGAAGTATTAAGAACCCAACTTGCATAAGGTTTTTTACTAATGAAAATATCATTATCTTCATCATAAGTCATCCCAATACCAGCATAATTACCTCTTACTGCTTTAGAGTTATCTCCAGATTTATGGGTATTCTGTGCTGTATTGTAAGATGTTTTTTTCCAAAGAGGCCAGTTGTGGATTCTTTCCAAAAACTGTCTGCCTACTTCTTCATCTTCAACACCATCAGCATTTAAACAGTCACTATCGTTCACAACGTGAACTGCTATAACTTTATTATTTGCTCCTAATTTTGCGAAATGTGCCATAATGTTTCTCCTTATATTATACTTATTTTAAAAAGTAAATCCATATTAATTATTGAAATTTATACCTTATTATTACTACTCCTGAACCACCAGCTCCAGATAGTGCTGTTCCTTCGGCTCCACCACCGCCACCACTTGTGTTTGCTGTTCCATCCGTTCCTGCATTTGGAGATGGATTACTTCCTCCTGCTCCTCCGCCACCAAAACCACCAGCTCCACCTGTGTTAGCACCTGACACAGTTAATCCACCTGATCCTCCGCCACCACCAGCAAAAGCTCTTGTGTTAGGTGTTGGACTTGCTACACCATAACTTGGTGCTGTAGGTCCAAAAACTGCGTCTGCAATATAGCTACCTCCTCCACCTGCTCCTCCTGTAGAACTACCAGGAGCTGGTGATCCCGCTGTACTTGCTCCTCCAGCTCCTGATGCTGCATAAGGTGAACCTTGTGTACCTGTCCCACCATTAGTTCCTTGAGGAGGTGAAACTGGTGGTGTATTTCCTAAACCTTGAGTTGGTGCTCTACCATTATAGCCACCACCACCACCTGACCCACCATTATCTGCATCTGCAATACACTTATTGCCTCCACTACCTCCACCTCCACCAGCAGAAGTAATTGTGCTAAAAGTTGAAGCTGAACCAGTATTTCCTGTTGTATAAGTTGGTCTTGGACCTGGTAGTGCTGCTCCACCTCCACCTACTGTTATTGGGTAAGTTTGAGCTGATACTGGTACATTTGTAGGACTTGCTAAAGGTGACATAGTTGGTGCAGGTATATTATTTACTGTACTATTTGACAATCTAAATCCTCCAGCACCACCCCCTCCAGAACCTGATCCTGAAGCTGAATTTCCACCACCACTTCCACCACCAGCACCTACAAAATAATCTACGACAGCATCTGGTCCACCTCCTCCGGTTACAATAAAATCAGCATCAGCTGTAAAAATATGAGTTTTAAAATCTCCACAAGTTAAAATTGTTCCTCCAGTAGCTGTTATAAATGCTGTACCAGTAACACCTGATGTTGAATCTTGAACATCTTGCCATCCTTTAGTTCCATCTACATATACAAGAGTAATTGATTGAGATGCAGTATCTAAAGTTGCATCTCCACATACTCCATTAATTTTAGAAGAATTGTTTGCTAAAGTAACTGCTTTACAAGCAGTTGCCCAAGTATTAGCATAATCTTTTAAAGAAACGATATCACCAGCCGAAGGACTTGCAGGTAAGGTAACAGTAATTGCTCCACCTGTTGTGTTTACAAAATAACCTTTTCCTGAAACTGCTGTTAAGGGACTTGTTTTTACTGTTGTACACCAGTTAACTGTTCCTGTTCTTCCGAAACCTGTTTGTGAAGCACAGGCACCTAAAGCGATTGTATCTCCAGCTTCTCCTAGAGTTACTGTTGTTCCCGATCTTGGTGCGATTGTGTTTACTTTAATTTTGCTCATTAGACGATTACCAATGTTCCTGTTACTGTTATTGTTCCGGGAATCGTAATGGGTCCTGCGAGAACTCCATTCTCTACTGTTTGTGTTCCATCAATTGTTGCCGCTTGATTGGGTATAAATTCATTAGGGCTATATTGCCCTCCTATATATTGGATTCCATTAATTACTGCCGTCATAATTCTCCTTACGAACTAATTGTGTCAATGTACGAACAAATTACATCTAAACTACTCGCTGTATCACTAACTGCTTCTAATGTATCAGTACTAGCTAGAACAATTTTTGCTCCACCTTGAATTAATTCAATAGCTGAATTTGGTGGAATATTAACTCCTTTTGCTAAAAAGTAGTCTGATCCTCCTTTTGCAATTTTAACATCAATATTAATTGTTGTTGTTAAAACATTACAACATCTAATTCCTATGACTGCATCATAATTGCCGCCAGCTAAAATAGTCGTATCGCCTGTTCCAATAACTCGGTTTAAAGTGTTTCTAAAATCTTGTGCCATATTTTATCCTTATATCAGAGAGCAACGGCCATTGCAATTGCAAAGCCTTGTCCCGCTGCGTTAACTGTATTCCCACTTGCGTCTAAATAAACTGATTTTGATGCAGGCATTGTACAGAAGACATCTTTTGTACCACTTGTAAAACTTACAGCTGCATCACCATTAGATGATGAAATAACCGTATCTCTTGAAAGAGTATCTGGTGTTGCATCGGTTACTGTTCCAAGTCCAACTTCCCATTCAGAAGTACCTTGATTCCAGATTGCATAGTAAGTTGTATTACCAGTTGCAATTCCCGCAACAAAACCTTCAAAGCCTGTTGCAGCCCCTGCTAAATCCAATGTTCCCGTACCTGTTGTGGTACTAGTTTCTTTTACTCTATCATTTATTACTAAAGCCATTTAATTCTCCTTAGGCCATACTAATTATAGCATTCGCCGGTGTTGTAGGATCGGGGAAAGTAATTTTAAATGTACCATTAGTACAAGTTTTAGCTCCGCCAAAATCTAAAACCACACATAATCTATTCGCAAGCGAATCTACAGTCGTACTATTATAGATAGCTCCGTGAGTAGCCGACGTAATAGTTGCAGACGTCCATTCAGTATCAGCAAAATCTACAGAAGCAACTGCCGTTCCCGAAGCAACAGCTTGTGAAGTTAAAGTGTTTCCTCCAGTAGAATAATTCGTACCGGAAGTTCCAACTTCGCCTGTAGCATTGTAGACTGTACTTGAAGTATTGTAAGGACTAGATGTGTATAACGCTAATTTAAAAGTGTTTCCTCCAGTTTTGAAATCGTGATTTCCTGAAAATAAAGCACCTCTAAAAGAGTAAGGTATTACATTTGCCATTTATTTGTCTCCTTCATAGTTAATAACTTGATGGTGATTTTGAAATTAATTGAGCGCGAATGACACCATCCTCGTATTCGCTTCTGCGTCTCTGACCGATTTGCTCGATTGAGTACGATTCTAAAGCTTCTTGATAAGCCGCTTTATAGTATTGTAGCATATCCTGCGGACCTTTCAAGTATGCATATGTATTTACCAGAGTTGCATACAAAAGTAAATCAGGATATTTATTGGAGACATAAGTCCCTGTAGTCGATTTATTGGTGCTCGTTAAACTTTCCGGCTCCTTATTATAAGCCATAGTTACTTCATATTGAGCATTGGGTGTAGGCGCTACAATCCAACATTCTTCATTCCAATTAGCCCAATATTTGGGAATAGATGTAGAACCTGAATTGGGAGTATTATAATATTCCGCCATAAAACTCGTATCTCGTTGATCTAAATAGACTTGTTCATTATCACTATTTTTTAATTGAACATAGCGAATCACTCTACAATCCGCTGGAATACTTACATATCTTTTATCAATGAT